CGTGAGTCTTTCCGGGCTAGGCTAAGGATAAAATCCCGCGCGAGCCACAAAAAAAAAAGAAGAGAGAACTAAATAAATAAAATTAAATAAAATCACTTTTTTTTTTTTTTTTTTTTTTTTTTTTTTTTTTTTTTTTTTTATAAAAACAAAAAAAAAAAAAAATAAAACGAGAATTGAAAATTCAAAAAAAAACAACAAAACAAAAAAAAAAACAAAAAATCTAATTTTTTTTTTTTTTTTTTTTTTTTTTTTTTTTTTTTTTTTTTTTTTAAATCACCACAACATAGTCGCAAGTATGGCCGAATTGTACTGAGCAACCGGACCAAAACCAGTAAAAGCACCCATTTGGAAATCATCACCAGGTACTAAGCTATAATAACCTGCAGCTGGGGTTGTGGAAGTGAGAATGGTGAGGGAATCAGGATGTAACAAAGAACCTATAGTAGGGCTCTTGGTGTAAGCGGAATAATAAGGATATCGTGCACTAGCTAAGACACTCTGCTCACGAACCATGGGAACACCCTGGGCCGTTTCTGTCGCATTAGCCCCAAATATGTTAACCGTCTCCCCTACAGCAGGAAGATAATTAAATATGAAAGAACCGCGCCAAAAACGGTAAGCAGGAAGAAAAAGGTTCAAAAAGGACATTGTGCCGGGAGCTGTATTTCCTGGCGAATTCCACATACTAGTGAACAAAAAGTCCATATAAGTACTTGTAGAGTTTATAGTTAACGGAGTACCTATGGCTAATTTAAACCAAGTGGCTGAATTAGCATTAGGCACATGGTTCCAAGAAGGTCTGCTAATTAATTGCTTGGTGGATAAAACAGGTTCGCCTATAACGCGTTCAAAGGTGCTCAAACCACTCTGTGCGTAGATGGTAGTATTTTGTGGACCATAGCCGTAAGTGCATCTAGAGGGTGCCCCAAACATGATACCTTTCTTGGAAAAAACCTCAACGATGAAATAGCAAGTGGACGTTACATCCGAAGCAACCAAAAGTGGGTCTATGACACGCATAAAAACAACACCATTGTTGACGGGATATCCGTAAGGAATATTAGATAACATCTCATCAGGGTGGTTATAAGGAACTTCCAAATCAAAAACACTACCCTCCCGCAAATCAACAACGATGCTGGGATACTCATATCGAACAGTTGCTCCCACAACCTCACCATCTTGGCTGTCTGGTTTAGGGTTGTATCCAAGTAAAACACGACCACCCATAAACTTACTGCGTGCAAACTTAAAACGAAAAGTCAAATCACCACGCCAATATTTCATACATTGCGAAATCATAAAGATAGGTGTGGGAAGAACAGAAACATTAGAAGCTCCTGAAGTAACTGTACCGGCTGCAACCTGTGTATAAGAAGCGGCTGAGCCTTGTGTCTGGAAAACAAAATAAGAAGGATTAACGCTGCAAGCCCATTTATAGCTTAGCGGTGTATCACTAACGGAGAGATTACCTCTAAAAATACAACCAGGAACAGAAGTTAAAAAATCAAAAGACATTTCATCAACATTATTAAAGCCAATGTCATCAATAACAGCAACTTGATTGTTATCAATCATACCAAATTCCGCAGCATTGGTAATGGTCAAGGCCGTATTGTAAGTTCTTCCAAAAGTACTCTGGATCAATTTATTTGCTGAACGGTTGGGTCTACTATAACCAAATTGTGCAGCCAAAGATCCAACACCTGAAGCAATCCAACTAACAGGATTAAGGTACTTCGACAAAATAGGAATCCTGTCAGAAATGCCGTTAGCAATCTTGGAAGTGTATTGCATGATGGTGGATATAGGGCCAACGGCTTTAAACTCAAGTCCAGACTGGGCTATAACAGTGTTCAAACCGCTACCAGGGCCGATCAATTCGACATCAGTATAAGAAACATACAAACTATATGTGATCGGCGAAGTCGCCGTCAATGGAGCAGTTACAGGTGTGTAAGCCCCAACAACGACCAACAAATAAGGGTCAGGCTGAATAGTTCCAAGCCTAACATATTGCCGATGAAACTTAAAATCATAACATAATTCAACTGAATTGGTATCGGCCAAATTAAGCTCTGCATTAGGAGCCTGTGACCACAAAGGAGCGTATGTGCTCTTAGTTAAACCATCTGATTGGTCGGCATCGGTGTAGGGATATAAAACCAACTTAATTATGCCAGCTGATTGCGGAGGGGCTGAAACTACTAAGGTAAATTTCATGCAAAACCGAATACCAACAAAACCGGCAGCATTATTAATGTTCTCAGACAAAATAACATCAGCTTCACTAAAACTGGAAATCAAGGTAGTGCCAACAGCCCCGTTAGTAAAAGACCCGGCGGCAAAAAGTACGGGTCTATCAAAAAGCCTGGGTGGAGGTCTATAAACTTCCAAGCCATGACTATTGTCAGAAGTTGTCAAATAAGCCATATCGTGTGAAACTGCAACAAGACTAGTGTGGCCATCATCTTGTCGGGATCCATCTGGTTCTAAGGTACCAGTACCTATAAGGTTTGTTTTATTGTTAAAAGTTTGAGTATTATCCATTTTTGTTAAATTTTTGTGTGAAAAGCCCGACTGGGAAAATATAACTTGGCGATCATGCCCAATGGGTTCGCCAGACCCACCAGCTGCGCCAGATTCGGCTAAAAACCTGGCCTCGAAATCACTATCAAACTCAGAAGTCCAAACGGGGACAAAACCCCTAAAAGCAGCTTGCCACAAATAGTAGCCATTGTCAATCTCATCTAAGCCAAACTTAGTATGGACGTGTAAAGAAGATCCAAAATAATCAAACAATCTGATAACAACCGACTGAAAATAATCAAAACCGTGTGCGACTGCTTCACGCATAACACAAGGAATGACAGACTGCAAATGCTCATCCTCACTGGTCGTCCTCTTACGCCAGTTAAGCATATCCTCTATAGAATCCACATTAAGGGCAGCATAACAATATCCATCTCTAAGCACAAAATTGCGCTTAAGGAACTGGACGTCACCTGCCTCTCCATCCTTGGTGGCGACAACATATTTCATTCCAAATCCATTAGCAACCCCAACCATATGATTAAAATCAAACGACTGGAATTTCTTTGAAGTGGAAAAGATATTGTCATCGCCATAAACAAAAAGAGTCAAATTAGACTCCAAATCCAATAAAGAAGCAACCCCAAAGGCATCTATCCATCCAGATATAAATATCACCTTATTATAGATGCTATTTAAAATGCTGGTGAGAGGGTGCCCGCTAGGTAGACTCCCAACCTTCTGGTAAACCTCCGAGGATTTATATGCATCACCACCAATGTGACTGCTCATGTAAACTTCCTGGAAAGCTCCCTTCAAAATCTTCCGGTCAACCTCATCAATATACAAAGCATCAGCAAGATCATCGCATATGCACTTGAGCACTGCTGGATGTTGGCGCTTGTCAAACTGCTTAAAATCACCATCATAAATAGCAGTATCAAACCTAGACAATTTACTGTGAACAATACCCCACTCTTCCGAGTAGGGATTAACCCCAATAAGGCATCCATGCTTCATCCTGTGGCGCATGAACTCCGCTACAAAACCCAAAGTGTATTTACGAATAAGCAGGGAATAATGTAACGGAGAAGTGGCAATAAGTCTAGTCGTGACAGTGTCTATCTTGCTTTTCCCAAGAAGTTCATCCTTCAAAACATCCCTGAATAAAACTCTAGGTTCCAACAAACCATTGGCATACCGATGTTCTAAGGCAGCAACATCTTTCTCGACTTGCATAGCGGCTGGTGTATCAAAAACCCAATCTTTTTCTCCATAAATGGGACGCTTATTTGAATACTCCAAACAGTAAGGATATCCTGGGGAAGTGCCCCTATTTATACCTCTACCATAAGGATGATCAAAACCTCCCACTTGAGATACGTAATCGAGTTTCTGAATAACCCTTTTATCTAAATGCCGCATAATATCGCCAATGACAAATTTACTAGCCTCGACGAAGCTTGACGGCGGTGAAATTTCACCGAAATCTACATTCGTGTCAGCTATAGCTTTCTTCATCGGGTCAACCAAAACATTCGCAGCATCTAGAGCAGGTCGCAAGAAAGCTGGTCTGTAAGCTGTGGGGGCTAAAACCCCAGCAAAAGAAGTGGGAACAAACTTTGTCTGGCCTGGATTATGCATGGGCTTAACGCTATCAACAACAGTAATACTGCCACTCTGTGGGCGGATAAAAGCAAAATCCTCTTGAGTCACTGGGCAATAATAAGCCTTACCGCAACCGTCTCCAGCCACGTGAATACCATAAAGCCTATTCGTAATGTTGATTTTAGCCGATATAACCGCACCACCACAATCCCCCACCTTAGTAGGGGCATCATAAGGTATGACCCTCGATCTGGCAGTATACGTGGCATCAGTGTACTTGACAAACCGCTCTTCTTCAACACCATGTGAAAAGAAACTCTTCATATCTCCCAAATAAATAACTGGAGCTGAATTCCTATATGAAGAATGAGTTACAAACATGTGTTTAATGTCCCGAATACCCTGTAAAGGTTTTCCGAGATGTACAATGCATGCATCCTTATCCCCGAGCAAAGGACCAACACCAACTGTATTCAAAATGATCCTCTCACCCTTGTGAGAAAAACTCAAATCTACCCCTTTAGCTCTAGCCCCAACAACAAAATGATACGGAAATAGAACATTGTTCTCATCAATACACAACAAATTACCGAGTTTTACCCCATTAATGGGATGAAAAGGTATTATGTTATTGGATATCTTTAGGGCAACTTCATCTTGCGGCTGAGCTTGAGATTCAATCTTAGGGGGAAAAAGAAAGCGCACTATAGTCTTGATAGCAGAACCTAAAAACTTGGCTGCCAGAATCACGCCAGTGACCACGGCGGTCAACTTTGCCGCTACGTCTACAAATCCAATAGCTTTCTTAACGTTATTAACAACCCCTTTGACTCTCCGAACTACACGAGAACCCACATAAACAGCAGCACCTGCAACGCAAACGTTCAGTAAAGCACCCTGAGGTGCAATATCCTCATCGGCAATCACATCGTCTTCTGGAAAATAACTATCAATAATGGGAGCAACCACCGAATTAAGATGTGATCCAAAACCTTGCTTCTCGCGGTAAATACCTTCTATTTTTGCAAACAGCTGGCGCAAGTTAAAACCATTACGAGAAGTATGACCCTCGTTAAAATCATGGTCGTAAAAGGTCCAACATTTGTCTGCATCGTGACAATTAACAATCGATTTGAGAGACATGTCTGGATCTTTCTCCACATGAACGGCTATGTCAAACCTACGTGAAACAGCCGCAGCAGAGTTAACCAAAGTCCTAATATAACTGGAGTTACTCAGGTTGGTGGTCATTAGCACGAAGTCAGAATTAAAAAGCACTTTACCTTTATTCTCAAAAGCCATGTTCAATGGAAAAGGCCACTGATTAACCACTCTAATAAAAGTAGCCATCTCATTATCCTCCTCGCCGGCTTTCTGAATCGCCTGGCCCCAATCATCCATCACTAAAATTGGCTGACCACCATACTGCTCCCAATACTTGCTAGTACCCTTCTGGTACATGCAAGCAGCAGAACTGCCGAAAGCATTCTTAACTTCCAGTGTTAACAACCTTTTGTAAATAAACTCTGAGATAAATCTCATCAACATAGTCTTACCAACACCTGGCTCACCCCTTAACATAACAACAATGGGTTCCATCCTGGCATTGGCGGAAATCTGAGGAAAGCTCTTACCAAGCTTATCTAGGACCTCTAAACCTTTTGTAATCAAAGCAAGCTCCTTCGAACACTTAGTATTTGTACGAAGGTTCAAGCCACAATTAACAAGAGACCTAAATGATCCTCTCATAGCCACATCTGTGCAAGCCTCATTACCATGACTAAAACGCACCTGGAAATCACCAACACTCTTGTACCAGATCTTGACAGCACGAGATACACCAAATGAAAAATGGTGTTCCTTTCCAGCCAAGCGGCAAAAAAAGTTAAGAACACTCTCCAAATTGGCAATGCAGCCTGTGCTAATCATGTCAATGCCGGCCATAAGTTTGGTTGAATCCGTGACCAATCTGTATACAGGCAATCTCCTTGCGAATATGCCAACAACAGCAGCTCCTATGGCAGGGCCAACCAAGCCTTGCGATTCAACTTCCTCAACGCGCAGCCCATGATCATTATCAATCTGCTCTGGACCTTTAGGAATTGGAACGGTAAATCTATGTCCAATGCCATCACCAGTGTCAAAAAAAATGTGGTAAACCTCATCCATGACCTCTCGGGCTTCAACCACCCAATATTTGTTCTTACGCTTGTACCTCTTGGCTCCCTCATCAAGCACAATTTGCATAATCTTGTATCCAAGAATATATAAAACTGACGCAGAAACAACGGTCGCCAAATTCTTCTTAAGCAACCCACCCACATAAATGTAAGCAAGAACAATAATAACGAGGTCAAACCCTTGAAAGCCAATATCACAAATCTGTGTAAGAATGGAAGAGACAAAAGTCCTAATGTGATGCAAAAACATATCAATGAAAGATGCCTCCTTGATACCAGCCTGGGCCTGCACAAAATCATCTCTGACACGATATACAGGATCAGCATAACGCAATCGTCCCTCAACCTGCAAAGTAAGTGTCTTGGCACGTTCAACGTACCACACCAACATCTCGTTCAAATCCTCCTCGGCATTAGGAAAGCACAAAACTTTCTCGCAAGATCTAGCCTCAAAACTAGACAACAAAGTGTAAAGTGACTCATCACTAATGTCATGACCTCCTCTTGAATACATGCCAAGAATGCGACGCAATAACATATGGGCATACATACCTGTAAAAGAAGGACTAGGCACTATGTGCTTAAACTTCCTCGCATTGTATATACGCTTTAATATTGCGTGCTTGAGTGAAAACCGCTTCCACTCATGAAAATCCTCAACCATTTTCAAAGCGTCATACTGCTCATCAGTAAGGTGCTTAAACCTAGTCACAACAACTCGGGTGTCAATGAGAAACTCATCGAGTCCCTTTTCTACATTCAAAGCAAGCGCAATCTTGCCGTGATCGATAAAAATCTTAACAGCAACGTGAGGATCGCAAATAACAGTAGTAAAAGCTGGGGGCAAAGTAAAATCGTTCATAATAGTTGTACTCATGTTTGTAATGTGTGCATAATATCAGTTCGTAATCATATATCGATATTATGCGGTGGTCAATAATTGTGAGCTTCCCAAATAGCTTGTGTGTTTTGTTTAACTTAAAAACGTAAAGTGATTCAAAGTTAAAGAAATACAAGGCGCATATGCATCAACAAGCAAAGCGGAATCTCCTTGTACTCCTGGTGAAATTATGGCTCTATGGACATTAAACACAGAAAATCTGCATAAAATGCAGGCTCTAGGACCGGAGCGTTTAAAGAGCTTTATGTGACCCCCTGTATATTTGTCCAACTAGGATCAAAATCAACAGAGCAAAAAGGTATAAAAGAACCGGAAATCGGCGGCATTACGCCCGACTTACCATCTTGGGGAAGCCCCGAAACCTGAGAGGAAATATGTGCCACCCGATTACTACCTGACGATTCGGACCGTCCAAGAAGGTTTCACCAGCAGGAACTGTTTTTTTACTTAATAAATCAATCTGAACATTTTCCAGGGCTGTACCGAATAACTTAGCTAGATGTTCATTTCAAAATATCAAGAATTTTGGAATTTTATATTTTTTTTTTTGTATTTAAATATCTTGTATTTTTTTTTTTTTTTTTTTTGCCTATACATAAGACTGAAAATCCTGGCAAAAGACAGCGGACTCACTAGCGATGAAATAGTACTACTCACTAAAAGCTGTGTACAGGTCTTTAAAAAAAAAAA